AACTGCTGACAATATTATTGCAGCCATCGTTGGTACTTCTGATCAGACAAAAGCAAGATATGGAACTAGTAATGCAGGAGACTCAACAAATGGTGTCGCTGGATTAACTGCCAAAGAGGGTAGTGGTACCAAAAAAATAACATTAGAGTCAACAACAATTGACGAAACAGGTACCTCTATTACAATCACTAATGTTCAAGGATTAATAAATGACTCTGGTGTATCATTTAGCCTTACTCCGTTCGTGGCGCAGATAACTGGAAGCACAGCAAATGACACTCAAAATACCACGGTTGATACTGATACTCTTGCTTATGCCACTGGTTCTGCATTTGCAGCAACTGGTACATTAGCAGCTGTTTGGTATGTAAATGAAGGAAGTGTGGAATTAGACGGCAATAGTTTAGCCACTGGATCAGATGCGCTTACCGGTTCTGGTATCTTCTTGCGACCTACAGAAAATGGTACGTTTAAAGCAATCGTTAAAGACAACGATGGTACGACTGTAGCGCGGACCTCATTTAACTTTACAGAAACTTCAGCTAGGTTTATTAGAAAAAGATTCAACACGAATCCAACATTAACGAATAGTGACATTACTTCTAATCCAACAAGCTATTGGCTTGGAGAAACTTATGAGGGAAGCGTAAAGGATAAATTAGATGTTTTAAACTTTGATAAAGATACATCTTTTGGATCTATTGTTCCTTTAACAAGTCCTGACGGATCGACATATGCTGGCGGCAATTTTAAAAAGACATTTACAACTATGGATGCTGGTCAAGGTGTCGTGGGTAAAACAGGCTATTTTATTGCACAAGATACAAATTCTGATTATGCGAACTTTAATCCAGCTAGTATGGAAAAACTTTTCCGTTTTGTTGGTAGATTAACGCGAGAAGACGTTCAGCAGAATGTAAAAATCTCTATTCAGGACATTAGAGTGTCAGACGATCCTAATAACGATTATGGATCTTTTACTGTTGCAATTCGAGATATTCGAGATACAGATGATAATCCAATTTATCTAGAGCAATATAACAACTGCAACTTAAACCCTGCTTCTGATAACTTTATCTCAAAAAAGATTGGCGATAAGTATGAAAGGTGGGACTATGACAATAACCTATACAAAGAGTATGGTGACTATACAAATATTTCAAAGTATGTAAGAGTTGAGGTGACAGATAAACTAAGAGATAACCAACTCGAAGCTAGTTTGCTACCGTTTGGATTTTTTGGTCCTCCAGTATTTAATGAATTCACTGTTGATCGCACCGGTGATGCTTTTAAAGCAACTGATGGATATATTCTTCTTTCGACATCGACTTCTGGTACGATGGTTTATGCAGACACAAACTATACTGGTTCTTTCGAATTAAACGATGGGGCGCCCTTTTCACAAACTGGTGCGTTTGGACCAGAGGCAGGCGTATCTGATACGTTCACAGGTTCTATTAGACTATCTTTCCCAGAGCTTCGTTTAAGAGTAAGCTCTTCAGAGGGATTTTTACAAGATCCGACAGATGCCTTCTTCGGTGTCGACACGACGTATGAGTCAAACACATTTGACAAAAGCGTGTTAGACGTTATCAGAGCAAAGCCGGCTGCAATTAATTCACACATTGCCGATACTGATCAAAAAGATACCAGTAATTCTTTTGTCTTTACGTTGGACAACATTAGAAACGTTGCAGCAACTGACGAGGGCTTCACTGGAGCTTATAAGGTTGGCGCTGTATATGATGAAAATGCTCGTAAGGAAAAGACAGCATACAATGTGCTTTCTGGCGCTAGCGGTACTGGTGCAAAAGCCTCTCCAAGTTATGAGAATATTTTAGATGCTGGGTATGATAGATTTACAACTGTTCTTCACGGCGCGTTTGACGCGGTTGATATTACAGAGCGTGAGCCATTCCGCAACACTTTCTTAGATGGCGGAAAAGCTACAACAAATTACGCTTTCAACTCTATTGAGGTTGGAATTGATTCTCTAAGAGATCCGGAAAGAGTAGAATACAATATGATTGCTTTCCCGGGTCTTACAAACAATTCCCTCAATAGAAAGCTTGTACGGAATACAGAGGCCAGGGGCGATGCATTAGCAATTATCGATGCTGCCGGTGGCTATGTTCCAGATACAGAAAACACATTATCTGCTGAGAATCGTCTGGGCACGGTAACAGATACTGTCAATACAGTAAAGAACAGCCTACGATTAAACTCAAGCTATGGTGCTACTTATTACCCATGGGTTCAAATCAGAGATACCATTAATGGTGTTAATGTTTGGGCGCCTCCCTCAGTAGCAGCTATTGGTGCTTTGGGATACTCAGAGTCTGTATCCGAACTTTGGTTCGCACCTGCAGGGTTCACTCGTGGCGGTCTTTCTGCTAATAGCGCAGCTGGTCTTCCAGTTGTTGGCGTAAGACAAAGATTAACCTCTAAAGATAGAGATAAACTTTACGAGTCAAATATTAATCCAATTGCTTCATTCCCTGCAGAGGGTATCGTAATCTTTGGACAGAAGACATTACAAATTACTCCTTCTGCTTTAGATAGGATTAATGTAAGAAGATTGGCTATTTTCTTAAAGAGAGAAATTTCTAGAATTTCAGCTACATTGTTGTTTGATCAAAATGTTCAGACAACTTGGAGTAGATTTAAAGGTCAAGCTGAAACTCTTCTCAGCGGTGTAAAAGCTGGTCTAGGCTTAAGTGATTACAGGGTTGTTTTAGATGAGTCAACAACAACTCCGGACTTGATTGATAGAAACATCTTGTATGCTAAAATATTTGTCAAGCCTGCGCGAGCAATTGAATTTATCGCAATTGACTTTGTAATTACAGATAGCGGTGCTTCTTTTGACGATTAATGAAAAACAAGACTAATTAAATTAAAGGATATTTAAAAGGAGATTAAATTAATGGCAGGATCAACATTTTGGAGTGACGCGAGGCTAGAACCAAAAAGACAATTTAAATTTTTGTTTCTTATTCCTAGTCCGGATAACAATACAGTTGTTGACACTTACTTAATTAAATCTGTCGACAAACCAAAGGTGCAGATTGGCACAAATACAACTGTTAGCTATATTCAACATACCTTTAAATACCCTGGTCGTTTAACTTGGACTGATATTAATGTAACACTGATTGATACTGTTGCAGTCGATGATACATCTAGCCGGCTAGCTATGATGTTAAAAAAATCTGGTTATATTATTCCAGACTCCGCAGACAACGCAAAATTTTCTTTAAACAAAGAAGGTGCTACATTTGCTTTAAACAAGCCAAGAATCCAGCAGATTGATGCTGGTAATCCAATGGAAGGCGAAGATCCAAAAATTATTGAAGAGTGGACCCTATGGAATGCATGGGTTAAAAGTATTGACTTTGGTGGTACACTCAACTATGAACAGGACGCTATTGTCAATTTAACTCTTGGTATTACTTATGATTGGGCAGAGTATACAACTACAGATACAGGTCGACCGGTGTATGACGGTACCGGTGGACTTCAAAGTATATCGCGATGATGAGGTAAATAAATGTCTCATTTTTGGTCTTCAACAGGCAAAGGCTATATAGAGCCAAAAAGACAATATGGATTAATTGGAGTAATAGATTTTATACAACCATTTTTAATCCAAAGTATGGATAAACCAAAAGTTACTCCGAATGTCACAACAGTTAAAAAAATCTTAAAAAACGGAACGATTAAAGTTGAAAACCATTATAAAACAGGTTATGCTCTTAACGAGATTACTGTAAAGGCTATTGACTCTTTTGATCAACTTCCAAACTCTAATTTAAATAATGCCGATAAATTGTATAAAATATTAAGTAATGGCGGGTATACTTTGGTTGCAAATGAGATTGGCTCTGCACGAGAGCAATTAAGATTTCCTACTTTTAGGATATTAGAGATTGGTCCAAAACCAGGAAATAGATTATTGGGCGCTGTCAATGCGTCGATCTCTGCCGCTACCAGTGCAGCTGCAGCGATTGCTTCTGGACAAGGACTTACCGGAGTGCTAGGAAGCACACTAGATGCAGCGACGACTGCGACAGAGTTTCTGGACAACCATGTCATGGGTATATATACAATGACAGATCCAGTCATAACTGATGTAGATTTCGGTAGCGGTCTAAATTATACAGGTGATGAAATAGTAGAAGTAAGTTTGACATTCAAATATTCAAATTTTAAATATGAAAAGAATTTAGTATAAAAATAGAGAGGTAACATGAGGAACAATGAAGATAGATTTAATTCTGCTTCTCCAGAAATGACACCACAAACACAAATAGGTTCGCTTAATTATGTGGTGCCAACTGAACTAGTCGAATTACCAAGTAAGGGTCTTTTTTATGCACAAGACCATCCACTTTACCAAAAAGAGTTTGTAGAAATCAAACATATGACCGCAAAAGAAGAGGATATTCTAACTTCTGTATCCTTGATAGAAAAAGGCGTTGTGATGGATTATTTAGTACAAAGTCTGCTAATGGATAAAAGAATTAATCCTAAAACCTTGCTACCTGGAGATCAAAGCGCAATATTATTAAATGCAAGAATAAATGCATATGGTGATGAATACTCATTTGAATACAATTGTAGTTCATGTAACGGAAAAAACATAGTTAACTTTGATTTAAATGAGGTAAAAAACAAAGAATTTCCATCTAATTACGAAGTTAAAGATGGACTCATTTCTTTAACTTTACCGAAATCTAACTTTCTAGTAAAGCTAAGACAATTAGATAATAACGCATTTTCGATTATGGAAAAAGAGCAAAAACAACGTAATCAATTGCTCCCGGGTACTAGTATGGGATCTTTGACTTTGTTTTTATTGCATTCTATTGAATCGATTAATGGTGAGCAAAATGATAGAAGTCTAAAATTTATTAATGTCGTTGAAAACTTAACTTCAGCTGATGTTAGAATTCTTAAAGATGCGTATACCAAATGTAAGCCAGATGTAGATATGAAAGTTTATCTTGAGTGTAGGCATTGTGGAAATGCAAAGGAGGGAACTGTGCCGATTACGGCAAAGTTTTTTTGGCCTGACTCATGATTATATGAAAACCGTATATGAAACCTTCTTTCATATAAAAAATAACTATAATTGGTCCTTCCTAGAATTGTACAACTTGCCCGTTGCTCTTCGAAGATGGTTCGTTGAAAAGTATGCAGATCAGATTCGAGCGCAAAACGAAAAAAATAACAAGTATACGACTAATTAAACTATGAGCACGATAATTGACTTATCTAAGGTAACTGGTGGAATAAGCTTTAATCTAGGAGATCTTGCAAGTGTTCAAGTCTCCGATGGTGTGACCCTACAGGATGTTTTAACCGGTTTG